CAGATGATTGCTGAGGGACGGCCCAAGGCAGACTTTGTGGCTTTTACCAAATCCTATCGTCCAGAAGGATTGGAACCACGAGCAAACGATTACTTGGATCTTTACGAAGCTGAACGTCTTGCTGGCCGCGACACCAGTGGCTTCCACTTTGCCCGTGGAGAAGAACGGCAACCAGTAACCATGGAAGACCCCGCTATCAACGCTGGTGATGGTGTTACCGGAGCGTTTGGACGAAACTTGGTGGATGGTTTGCTATTCAATAATGGTGCCGAAGTTGGCGGCTTCATTGATACACTACTGGATGGAAGCAATCCTTTTGATGGTACCTTTGAAGAGCGATATGATACCAACCGTGATAGAACACAAGCTCGTCTGAATTATGACAATCGAGAGCATGGGGTTGCTTCCAATCTGGGCTACTTCGGCGGAGCCATTGGCTCTGGTGTAATTGCTCCGGAAGCCGGTGTAGCACGACTTGGCGCAACTAGGGCAATCCTAGCACGCGGAGCACTTGAAGGTGGTCTAGGTGGAGCGGGTTCCGCCGATCCGGGTCTATCCAATCGTCTTGTAGGAGCGGGAGTTGGTGCGGCGATTGGTGTACCACTTGCTTATGGTGGTTACAAAGTTGCCAACGCGATTACTAGCCGTTTGACTCGTCCAATGTCAGCGGCCGCTGCTGAAGCACAACGTCGATTGGCCATCTTTCAAAATGGCGGAGTGCGAATGCTTCCCAAGAACATTGGTGATGATTCCATTACCCGACGAGTTGCCAGTATTGAAAGCGTTCCGCATGTAGCCCATATCAGTGGACGAGCCAACGAAGCACAAGCTGCTGAACTTGGTGCACTTCATACTAATACTGCTGAAGCATTTAACAACGGTAATCCAGTGGTGGATCTTCCAACCGCCGGTTATCAGGTTATGAATGATCCCCAGGGACTGGGTAACTTTGTTGCTCGTCGTGAAAGGGAAATTGGTAACCAGTATGATAACATCAATAACCAAACTGCAGGTGTTATGGTTAATGGGCGACCAGTTGCAGATGCAGCAGATATGGCCCTAGATGGTGAGGCATATCGAGGTGCGCCTTACACCCCCATTGAGCGGAATGCCTATGGACGGGTATCTGAGTACTATGGTGGTAATGAGCGAAACCCAAGTTCATTGTTCCCATTCGATGGCTTTAGTGAAGGTCGTACATCAATCCGAGAAACTGCCGAAGGTGCAGATGGTCGAGTACAGCGACGTATCATGGATAACCTGTATCCGGCATTCACACAAGCGCGCGAAGATGCACTAGCTGATAACGGTATTGACCACTTGATTCCCGAGTTACGAAATGCAGACTCTGCGTACCGTGAAATGCGTAACCAAGAAGTTGATGTTGTGAACCCATTCGTGCGAAATGCAACGGATGAAACAATGGGCAATCGTCTACGCTTTCTAAGTCAAAAAGATGCCAACCTTCTAGACCAAGGAAACCAACTGCAGCCAACACTTGCCCCAGTTGTTGAATCATCGCTGATTGCTGACCTTGGTACTAATCCTCGTTTGCAGAACGGATTCAGTAGTAGCAAGTTCGTAAGCGACTATGAAGCCATGAGTCCACAGTTGAGAGCGCGTTTTGAAGCCAACGGCACTGCTGGTCAAAACTTGCAGAACTTGAATGAAATTAACCGCATCATGAAGTTCAGTGATCGTTTCCGCAACAATAGCAATACTGCTGGTGCGTTAATGGGTCAGATGGGCGACGGAGCTGGAATCAGTACCGTCCTGGGTGCCATTGGTTCAGTCGCAAGTGGTAATCCAATTCCAAGTATTGCTGCTTCTGCAGCACGTGGTGCTCCAAACTTCTTGAAGAGGATTGCACAAGAACGTGAAGCCAATGCACTGAACAGTACGCGATTTGTTCAAGATTACATTCGCAACAGCACACTGAGTCCTACCGCAAGGGTTGGAGCAAATGTTGTTGGCAACGGTGGAGCTAACGCCATTGGCCAGGCAGTCATCAGTTCGGTGGTTCCGGCACTGGAAAATGGACAGACACTAATTGGTATTCGGAACGATGAACTAACTGGATACCAGGATCAGCCAATCTATGGTACACCTGGAACATCGGTTGTTGGCATGCGTGGTGTTCGTCCAGTCAACTAAGTAACCGGCAATTTAATGGAGAGGGAACAATGGCAGTAATTGGAAATAATACTAGGGAGGTGTTCCCCTCCTACCTTGAATCTATTAAAAACATCATGGAACTGCGGGCTCGTCAAACAAATGACTTGACCAATGGTGATGCGGTTCTTTTGGTTGGCTTCAACTCGGTAGGTGACAAGCTAGGTGGCACCTATGTTTGGAATGCCAACTCAATTGAGGCGGATGATAATCGCACAGTAATCATCCCTGATATTTCCAACATCACCGCTCGTGGCCGCTGGGTTCTAGCAAATGAACAGCAGACTGGAAACCAAGGTCCAATTGGCGACAAGGGTCCTCGCGGTGACAAAGGGCTAACAGGTGACAAAGGACCAACAGGAAACCAAGGCGCTCAAGGAGAAGTTGGAGGAGATGTTGTTGGATCCTTCAAGTCTTTTGGCGGAGTTACTGCGCCTAATGGTTATCTAATCTGCGATGGTAGTGAAGTTCAGCAGTCAGTGTATCCTGCGCTTTATGCTGTATTAGGATCTAGGTATGGTACGGCTGCCGCTGGTAACTTCAAACTACCTGATACGCGTGGACGTAGTCTATTAGGTGCCACAACAGAGTTTCCCGTAGGATCTTACGGTGGTAGTCGAACCCATCAGATTAGTCTAAGTGAAATGCCTGCTCACAAACACGGCGGAGGCGTCAACGACGCAGGTACCGCAATGTTCAGCCACAACAGCTTTGTTAGCCAGGTTCGTACTGCTGATAGCATCGACAACAACGGTAATGCTGGTACAAATGAAGGCTGGACTGGTACTCGAGGCGGCGGCTTCGATGGAATGGGCAGCCAAGCTGAAGGTCCAGGTGCGGCAATGGATATTATGAATCCATTCCTCTCGATTACTTGGCTAATCAAAACCTGATTGGAGAAATAAAATGGCAGGTCGTTATACCGGAGTTAAGGTGGGATTTATCGAGCAGTTCAATTCTGTTCCAGTAATCGCCGACTTGAGGATTCTTCCAATTATTGGTGTTCGTCTCGGTGATCAGGTACTAGTGACAGGCAGTGTCACGGTGGCCGATCATGGCGGTGGCCTATACATCTGGAATGATGATAGCTTGGAAGTTGATAATGGATCCACCGTTATCAAACCAACTGTATTGGATCCACTTCAAAGTGGTCGCTGGTACAAGATTTACCTATAAGGACTATCTATGATCATCCATCCAGCAAACTACTTTCCTGAGAGTCTACAGCGAGTAGCCAACCTATCGGAACTTCGTGACTTGACTGTCATTGGAGCCAAGCTTGGTGACCCTGTCCTACTCGAAGGTAGCGTTCAACCAGGTGACTTAAAGGGTGGATTATACGTTTGGGTCAATACCAGTCGTTACCCCGATGATGGCATTTTCATTATCAAGCCCGATGCATTCAGTGATATTCAGTATGGTCGCTGGCATGCGGTCTATCGCGACCGTTCACAAGCCGACAAGCACCGCATCAACTTTCAGATCACCTTTCCAAGTCCACAGTTGGCCGAGAAGGTACTGATCTATGCAATGCCAGAAGAGATTGTGCTCTACAAGGACTTTGAACAAACTCAGTTTACCCGAGGCACCGCACCAGTGGGTGACTATCAGTTCACTGTCTGGAAAAACAACGCAGGACAAGAAGCCAGTCAAGCAGTCCAGATTGGAACCATTATTGTCCATCAGGACAATACGTGGACCGGATCCACTGGTGGAATACAGGTTCGTTTCCAACCAGGAGACCGACTAGAGATTCGCGCCAATGGTCCTGCGGATACTCCGCTGGGCTTCTTTGCGTTTACCATTCTCGGCGAATACGTCCGAGTCTTTACAAGTTAAGGAGACCAGCGATGGTAGAGAAAATCACGTTCTTCATGGGTACTGATCGAAGTGCTTTCTCGACTAGCCCAAGCGGTGTTACAGATTACACTGGCTCTGGTTTCAATGGTGAGAACTTTCCGCCAAGTGGAGCCGGACTAAGTTTCAATGCCAATGTGGTCGGAATCTATGCAGAAGCAAACTTGATTAACCCAAATACCGGTCAATTCACTACGACTAGCGACTTTTGGACGCATGTTAGGGTTAAGACATTTGAACTAAGTGCTTCCAGACAATTCTTAGTTTGGTATAATGATCAAGGGGCTGCAGTTGTGCGTCTTTACAGTGATGCCAACAGGGCGATGTATCTACAGTACAGTTCAGACTTGGGTACAACTTGGATCAATGCTAGTAATGATGCTTTTGATACTGGAGTAACCCAATCTGGTACGGACTTGGATGTTCGTATCAAGATTCATCCAACACAGGGTCGTATTGAATTGTACGTCAACAGTCAGAATTATCAACTAGCCACAAACATCAACACTAGTGCTCTTGGATCTGGTATCAGCAAGTTTCGCCTGTTTCGCATCAGCACGTTCATCAATAGTAATAGTACCTATAACTCTGTTATAGCGGCCAATTATTGCACCATTGGTCATACGCTCAGGATTCGTAAGATCACCGGCAATGGTGACCTATCACAATGGACAGGTGGGTTCGCCGGTGTCGGCGAGTATCCAACCAGCGATGATGACTATGTGAGTACCAGCATTGCGGGAAACCGGTCCACGTTCACTGGTGCCACTCTAACAGCAACACCAAGTGGCAATGTCATCAAAGCAGTTGGGGTGCAGGTTCGTGGTCGAAACGATGCAAGTGGGGTCGCTCCTCAAGACATTACTGCTTCGCTTCGTATCGCTAGTACCAACTATGATGCACCAAGTACCACGCCACTCCTAGCCGGTAACGATGGTCGCCAGTATATCTGGAATAACGACCCAAGCACTGGTCTACCTTGGACGAGTATCACAAGTGTGAACAATACACAACCTGGAGTCTTGAGTAAGAACTAATGGCAGATGTAACTGTAACTCATATCACTGGAAGTGTGGTAGAAGGCTTCGATGATGCCGTTCAAGTACCTCACGTCACGGAAAGTGTCGTGGAGGGTTTTGATGATCGCCTGCAGGTTGTTCACATCACGCTAGCAGTGGTTGAAGGCCCTTGGACTTTGCGTCGTATTCAGACTATGCCCGAAACTTACCGTAATCCAGTCAAGTTGACTCCTCAACCGCCTATTGAGTAACCAGGAAGTTTTTGCTTAGAACGCAGACTCGAGCCCACTGGAAAGATCAAACTCTCCAGTGGGCTCTTTGCCATCCAACTGGATTAAAAATACAAGAATGGACTAAGTAGTCTATGGCAAAGATCAATCACCACGCCCCCTACCGAAACGGATTTGAAGCAGCAATGGCTATCAAGCATCCGGACCACGATTATGAGCCCAAGGACATACGGCTACCGTACGTTCTCCATCACCAGTATGTTCCTGATTTTGTCGACCGCGAGAATAAGGTAATCAGGGAAAGCAAGGGACTTTTTACTGCAGAAGATAGGCGAAAGATGCTGGCAGTAAAAGCTGCGCATCCTGATTGGACGATTGTGATGGTTTTTCAAAAGCCGGATAGAAAGATCAGTAAGAACAGTTCCACTACTTACGCCCAGTTCTGCGAAAAGAATGACATTCAATGGGAACAGGGTCCAGTATCATTGAAGGCTCCCCGCAAGAAGAAAGATAGCAACGACTCCTGAAGCACGAACAAAGAAGGTAAAGCCATGAGAAGCGCCACTCATCTAGTAAAACACACCGACAGAAATTGGAAAACTACAAGAATCTTGGAAGCAGGTGTTGGTTTTGTGCTCACGTATGACGGAAAGCCAATCAGTAGGGCAACATACCATGAATTGGATCGTGATGATATTCCCTCTTGGAAGCGCTGCCATTTTACGAGTATAGGCCCAGCGCGACGGATGCGTGATGAATTTAATGAACAGTTCAACACGGATAAGTTTGCCATCACTCAACTTTGTCTTGGTGGAGTAATTCAATGATTTATGAAACTGACGAATATGGAGTGGTAACATTCAAAGACTTTCAGTTCTACGATTTTATGGAAGTGAGTGAAGAAGATGAGACTAATAGTGTTCCCCCTTTACAGGACTAAGAGCAGTTACTCGGAGAGGATCCGGCTGAGCGTGATTCAAGTTAAAATGCTTCTTCGATTGGAAAGTAGCTTTGATTATCCCAAGCGTGATTCATATTTCAATGACGATACATTCCCCGAAGGCTGATATTTATGTCAATTCAACGGTACGGAGTCCAAGCTGATACTACTCGGGTAAAACAACTACCCGACAGTGCCAGTTATTGTGAAGGCTTTAGACAGCTTCTCAGGGGATCTGAGAGCAACGACACATTTGAAACTAAAATGAACAATTTTAAGAATAGGAACCGATCATGAGCGCAGTTTCTGAACTACAGACTAGAATGGGCGTTAATGCAGATGGTGTACTGGGACCCAACACGGCAAAAGCCATCCGCAACTTCTACAAACTAACTGATGAGCAGGCAGCTCATTTCTTAGGACAGATAGCTCATGAAACCGCCTACTTCAGTGTCTTTACTGAAAACCTGAACTATTCAGCTAGGGGTTTGATGAAGACTTTTTCCAAGTATTTCCCAACATTGGCAGATGCTGAAGAATACGACCGCATGCCACAAATGATCGCCAATTGCGTCTATGCCAACCGAATGGGAAATGGTGACTACGCAAGTGGAGAGGGATGGAAATTCCGGGGCCGTGGTGCTCTGCAACTCACCGGTAAAAACAACTATGATGCTTTCAAGGTTTATCTGGGATTGAAAACTTTGAATCCAGATGATGTGGCAACTAAGTATGCCTTTGACTCCGCTAAGTGGTTCTTTGATAAAAACCATCTATGGAGTCTCACAACCGCAGTAAGTGATTACCACATCACCGCAGTTACCAAAAAGGTCAATGGTGGCACCAATGGACTAGCTGACCGCATCGCTCAAACAAAAAAGTTCTATAAGTGGTTGACCAGCTAAGTATTCTACTAGGAGGTGGCTGATGTGACGGATTCAGAACTAGAAGATATTATCGCAGGCATGGATATGTTGTGCATTCCAGAAACGTACGTTTCTGCCATTGAAGTAACATTTGGTGATGGTATGGTAGCTATCATGAGTATGGAAACATACGAACGGTACTTTGGTAATGACGATGAAGACTCTGTTGAGGACTGGGACCGACCCGAGCAGTATTATCACTATGAGACTGACGATGATGAAGACTCTGTTATTCAACCAGCAACTGTTGCCAGAATCCGTATCAAAATGGATCTGAAGAAAGTCCATGCTGATATTGAAACGGTAACACGCGAGATACTGGAAGGTATAAGTAACTAAATAGTCAAGTATCAACGACCGTTTGTGGTCGAAAGAAAAGAGGCCACAAATGAGTGATGTTTCAAATGGTTCCAGCGTAGTGACGCCTGCCCCGGCGCAGGTCACTACCACCGTAAGTCAGCCACATCTTCCACAACTTTCCGGTTTTGCCGGAATGGATTCAACCAGTGTATTCCTAGCAGCAGTCATTGGTGCCATTACCTTTGTTGGTGTGGTAGTTGGTATCTGGGCCACTATACGAAAAGCAATACGTGAAAACAAAGCAGACGAAGATAGTGCAGCCAACAATCGTGCTCGAGAGATAAACGAAAAACTGGACAAGATGAATACCGGTCTTGAAAACCGACTTGGGCGACTGGAAGACAAAGCTTCGAATTTCATGCCCAAATCTGAAATAATGGCTTCAATGGAGCACGAAAAGAACAACCGCATCCAAAGTGAATCCGCACTGTTAGGCATTGTTTCCAAGCACACTGATGAGATTCGAAAGGTGCAGATTGATCAAGGGCGACTTGATCAACGGCAGGACAATCTCGCAGAGGACGTTCAAGAAATTAAGGTATTGATTCGAACCAGTATGGAAGAAACCAAGGCTCTGATTCGTGATCGCTTCGAAGAAACCAAACAGGCATTAAAAGACCAGTCCGAAAACACCCAGCGTCAGCTAACCGTTATCAGCGACAAGGAAGAAGGACACTTCAAGGAACTTTGCGGCAGTCTTCGTGAGATTAGCAGTAGGACAATCAAAACATGAATAATTGGGTCAATTGCTTGATTGTCAAAGTAACAGAATGGTTTATGTCTCCGTGGGCCATCATACTGTTTCTACTTGTTTGTGGAATCCTAAAGTATCTAGGTTATGGCGATGGTCCACTAACCTATTGGCTGAGTGTGTTTGCGATCACTACCAGTCAAATGATCTTGTATGCTGGGGCGCGTGATACGGTTGCCCTTCAAAAGAAAGATGATGAGCTTATCAGAGCTATTCCCGAAGCCAATGATGCGCTGATTGAGCTGGAGAAAAAGCTATGAACTTTCTATTCCTGAAAAGTATCAAGTTTTGGGTAATTTTGATTGTGGTTGGTTCGGTTCTTGCAACTGGATACTTTGCTGTTCAAAGTTATCAAAGAACAGTCAAGCAGAACGTTGAATTAAAAGGGGCACTCAAAGCTAGCCAAGCCTCTGTCAAAGCTCTGGAAGAAGCATCAAAGAAGACCAATGACGCTATTGACCGGAACGACACAACCACCCGCACAATAGTGGAGAAAACCACCAAGCTGGAGCGTGAAATTCATGAAGTACCCATTACTACGAAATGCACCGATAGTCCTGCTATCAGCGTGGCTCTGCGCGGGCTGCGGGCAAATAGAGAGGCCAGTAGTGAGCGCGACTTACCCAAGGAGCTTGTTCCAGTGCCTTCCAAGCCCTGATCTGGAGGTAAAGAATGATACCGACCTTGCTATCCTACTGGTACGTCAAGATGCTGTTATCAATGATTGCCGTAGTCGTCTTCGTACTGCTGGTGAGCTACTTGGAACCAAGGACTGATATGTTCAAAGATCTTGGCGTGCGTGATGTTATTGCGCTCATTATTATGGCGCTCTTTTCATGGGTGTTCATCCATTCCACGGCTACTCCTGGGTATGAAGAAACCCTGAAAAACATCGTTCTGATTGTTGCTGGTTTCTACCTTGGTGGAAGCAAAGTGGGTTCAGATACCGCCACTGAAAATGCCAAAACAGTGAGTCGTGCAGCAAAAACGCCCGCACCGACCATGGAAAATCCCCAGGAAGTGACCGTGGTCAACCCTCCTGAGGATCCAGTTCAGGTAGAAATTCCCAAGGACTAACGCGGGTCGTTTTGGTTACAGTTGTGGTTGCGAGTAAAATATCACTGAGCATTTGGACACACTCTTTTTATAAAGAAAGTGTGTTCCAAATGTAGTAGAACCCGGTCGGCCGAACACACTTCGTGGCTTCATGCGCTTGGACAGTCCCTGGAAGATCTTATCACATCCAGCGCCTTCATAACTTGAAAAACTCTGGATCAGTTGTCCATTGGCATCAAACCAAGCATTACTCGCGTTGGCCGGTGCCCCTGTTACAATTTCCAGTGGTCGTCTATAATCACAAAGAACTTCGCCACTACCATCTTGTGTATCTTCTTCGCAATTTTCGTATTCTCGTTCAAAGAATACGGGGTTTTTCGTGAATGAGTAATCTAAAACTCGCTCATACTCTTCATATGAGCGATGCTGTTCCTGGGCCATGACTGGAGTGGAAATAGTCAGTGCAATGAGAAGTGCGATCTGTTTCATGAGCAATCCTTATAAGTTTGCTTGTGCAATGTAGCAGTATATCAAAATGGAACAAGTGCAATTATCACAAGTACTGGGGCCCAATGAGCATCGCTACGATAGCCAGCAGTTCCAACAGCAACACGGCTTATGCAAACTCAAACAGTATCGTCCTGAGCGTCTTTGAAACAGGAAACTTTCCACACCTATTTTCAACAAAAACATAAAAACAGGTTGAGCAGTACCAGTTTGACGCTAAAAGCAAAGACACAGGAGCAGCACGCCGCAACGCTCCGCAGTAAAAACAGATCGGAACACAATATGACCAAGATCAACAACACCGCCCTCGACCTGACCACGATGGCATCGGGTGCGGATCACGAGGCCTTCAAAAAGTTGGTAAAGGTTCGTCCCGAGAATCCCCGGTCGCTGAAGACGATCCTGACCAGCAACATTGCTACCCGCTTTGGCGAGCGCGTCAAGGAACAGCATCGCTGGTTCAAGGTTGCCGACGACAAGGTGCTGGTTTTCTTGAAGAGTGGTGGTACAAAGTTGGTTCTCCCCAACGGCTCCACCGACGCGGTATGTAAGGAAGCAGATCTGGGTGCAGTGGTAGAGTTGCTGAAGGGCGCGGTTGCGGACGGCTTCTTCGACGAGCAGTTGGAGGCTCGCCAGGCGGTACACGATCAGAAGATGGCACGTGCCAGGGAAACACGGAGCACCAAGTAAAAGCTTGCTTCAAAGAGCACCAAAGAGCAGTCATCCAGAAGTAGGGATAGCCCAGCGCAATGTTGGGCTATCCCTATCTATGACATATCAAATAGACGCTTAAAAGTCGCCGCGAAGTAAGGTGCGGTAGATGTACATTGGCATCTCCAACCAATATTCTTCTAGTGTCATGTCCGCTTTGAGTTGATTACAGTAGCGACATACTACTGATAGATTGGATACTTCGTCAGTACCTCCACGGCTGAGCGGAGTTGAGTGATCTAATGTGGCATCTTCAGGATGTTGATTGTACTCGTGTGGATCATTCATCTGAATATCACAAAGTGAGCATAGGCCATTTTGCTGATAGTACAACTCAATCTTGTTCCGGTATCGAACTTCATAAATGCTGGGTTCCGGTCTATAGAACCTACTCCACGCCCAATCTTCCTGATCTTCTTTTCGTAATGCGTAAGCCATGTCCTATCTCGATGTGGATTGTTGGAGTCATATCGCTTAGTAGCACATTCTGGATGTGTCAACCATTCCAGAATAAGATTCTACCATCCAGAATTTAATTTTGACGGCGTAGCAGGCGAGGCTACATATGACGTTTATCAAGCAACCAAGGAACACTTATATGATTCTACGAAATGAGAATGGCAAAGACAAGCTCTTTCCCGAAAACCTGGAACTAGAAACTGTCAAGGTCATACTTGAAGTTCTGTCAGAACATGGTAATTCTTACCAACAAGGTGTTGCCAATAACCTGTTGCATCGCGTTCGTCGTGGCGATGGATGGACGTTTGATCAAGCTCGCATTTTCGACGGATGGAGTCGCGATCTAGGTTACGAGTGCGTGAACATTCCAGACGTTCGATCCAATCTCCAAAAAATGGAAGCTGAATTGGCAAAGCGATTTGCTCAGACTAGGGCAACGCGATCCAATTTGGTGGATTTTGATACCAGCTGTAAGAATTGATATATAGAATTTATGTGAGACAGCCTCACATAAATAAGAAGTGACCACGGGGCTCGACACGCCGCGGTCATGCGGCGGAGTCCTAAGGTCACCATCTGGACAAGATGAACCACTATGAACCCGCATCAGCACGTCGAGCCCGCTGATGCGGGTTCACCTTTGTCCGGAGTATGATATGACTGGAAATAAGAAGAACAATGAGCGTTGGATCAACTACATAAAGGATATTCTTGATGGATCCAACGAACACCTATTCAGTGAAAAGGAAAATGCCAAAACTTTCAAATATGTCATAGGCTGCCTTGAAACGCTTACAAGTGGGGCGGCCCTCAGTGAAAAACAATCAAATCTTCTGATCAAGAACATCAAATTACGACTGCCTGGAAAGGGGAACTTCGAGTGGGATGGTCCAATCATGCTGACAAAAAAGCAGAGGATTGATGCCAAGGATCGCGAGGACATGAAAGGTTACAACAGAGCACTCATGCAGAAAAAGATTGCCACAGGAATCATAGTCGGTGATATTCGAGAGGTTCTGGAAGATATGGGTTATGACCTGGACATATTGTCACAACTACGTGAGCATATCAAATCCTTTGTTCCGAAGCCAGTTGAAGAAATTGAGGAACCGATCATGATCAACAACCCGGTCCAACAGGAATATACACAACTCACAGGACCATCCGCTGATGAACTACTAGGAAAGTTTGGTTTTAAATCAGAAAGTCAAAAAGTGACAGAGGTTACTTTTCTGGATATGAGCAGCAAAAAGTAACCACTTTGTGACAGAAAAGTAACCACTTTGTGACAAAAAGTAACCACTTTGTGACAGAAAAGTAACCACTTTGTGACAAAATGTGGTTCTACCACTAGAGAATGCTGGGGTTTTGGGGCTCTAGAGAAGAGAAGAGACGAATAGAGAAGAGAAGAGACGAATGGAATTTTCAATTCCCCCGAGCCGCCCGCTTTGGGCTTTGCGGGCTCGGGTAGTGGTTTCTGTTTTCCATCCAGAAAGACCACTCGTGTTTCGTCAGGACTCAACACTCGGTGCTCAGGCCGCACGGGCCATCCTTTCAGGATACTCGTCCCTTACTCGCTCTTCCCTCCAGGAAGAGAAAGAGAGTTTTCCAGAGTGGGCGGGCGGGCGGGCCGCCAAACCAGATCGGCTCAATTTCAAGCCCAGGAGAAGAATAATGACCGACAACGAACTAATCGAAGAGTGGCTCAAGCACAACCAGGTAACCAAGGTTCCCATGGGAGCTTCTGCTCCTTATGAAACTTGGACTTGGAAAACGCAGAACAAGGCCCGTGCTATCAATGCCGCGGCGCTCCAGGCCAAAACAGAATATGAAGCCAAAATGGCCGATGCCTTGCGAGCCATTGCGCCAGACGCGGGTGATAAATAAGTAGCGAAAGTGACATGGCATGTGCCATACAATCCCACTGGGAAAACAAAGAAACCCCGAGGAGAATACAATGACTGATTATTATGTGACTGCAACTGGGAGTGGTACCCGTGACAACTTTGCAATTGACAGCATCGAGCGATCCAACTTGGCCGACCGGTTGATTGCCATTCACAACGCCATTGGCAATTATGGATCCTTTATCCAGGGCTGGAATGATCAAGACAGTAGCATTGCTATTGGAATGTTCAAGCTACTGGCTCCAATTGGCTATTATGACAACGGCTCGGATGATACCACAATCCGTTACCGAGTTGGACTTGGAACTGATCCATATGCCGGTCAGTTCAAGCAGCTTAATATTGCACTTGGCAAGTTGAGGGTGGTTTGTTCACCATACGACTTGCCCAAGTTCCAGGCATTTAGTCTTGCCAAAGGCACCAAGCTTGATAACACCACTATCAAGACACGTATGGATGCTCGTCGAGACACTATCAAATCGTACGTCCTGGACAATTGGGAACTGGTTCAAAGTCTTTACAAGGCCAACCCAGCCAAGGCTGCCAAGTTGTGGACCGCTAAGAATCCCACGTCTGCTGATGCGGAACTGGCAAAGTTCATCTACGACAAGTTGAACTATCAAGTATCCAACGACGGATTGTTCGAAGGACTTTGATATAGCTCTGTTGTGCTGTAGGAAGCTCTGTTTGATACACTGTTGTTCCTACAGCACAACATGTTACCCTGATTTTCTACTGCTCAAATAGGGCGTCTATGGAGACTTTATGCAATTCAGTCATGTAAAGAATACTGAAGTGTTTTTATTCACCGGAACTGAAGATGATGCCATGGCAGTTTGCTCCTGGTTACGAGACAATTCCAATGAAGAAGCCGGTACTTGGAATGTTTGTGAAGATGTGGACGCCTCCGACGTTGAGGAGCCCATTCGTTCCTATATTGTTCATATCTACAACCAACCAACTTTGTCAACACTGATGAAGATGACTTGGATGTAACTCAAATAAAAACATGCTTAATGACGTGCGGTTACTCTGAATGTATAAGTAGATTATACATTTGGAGTAATTGGCATGAGCACCCACTATTTGAAAGAAGCAAATCTAGCAGCAGAGATTTACCAAGGAAAGCTGACACGTTGTAGTTATGATGATCCAACAGCAGTCCAGTGGGACGCTGTTGTTGATAAAATCGAAGATATTAGCCCCGAAGTTATCCGTGACGCAATCCAGGTACGAAAGTCGCGTTTGATCCAAGAAAGTCGAAGTACTTTACGTTCTCAGGGATTGACTGCGTACCAAATTGAAAAAGTTCTAACTAAGCCCACTGTTACCAACCGAGATATTATAATCAGGGTTAGAAGTGAAGAACATCTGCCAACCGAATACCACAAGGGCAGTCTCACCCGTCGCCCCAAAAAGTTACATTTTGCTCCTTTTGTCCATGTAAAGTTGAGCACTCAGGGCTGGCGAGTTGTACTACGAAGCCACCACACCAACAACATATTTGATGCCACACCTCCCATTGTCAGTCGCCAGTTGAGCAAAATGCTCCTCGAACTTACCCGTCGACTTGGTACCCGCTCAAATTGGAAGAATTACACGTACTTGGAGGACATGCAAGGTGAAGCCACGCTTGATCTTTTGCAGAATGTTTACCTCTATGATGAAACCCGTGGTTTCAAAAGCTTTAGTTACTTGACTCGTATTGCAGACAACGCTTTTAAAACTTTCATCAGAAATGAACACAAAAAGGTTCGTGATGTGCGACTTAACTTGATTGAACAGGCACTTTGTTTCACCAAAGATCACAGAGTCAACCACATCAATACTAAGTAATGGAATACTGGTAACTGTGGTACCTCTCAGATTGAGGATACTCAATATTCAAGTGGGCTGCTCAAGCCACAGTTACCAGTAGATCGAGCAACCCAAACAGGGAGAAAAACATGAAGCAAGACGAATTTATCAGCGAACTAGAACGCATCACCCCGGTTACCGATGTTGAAATTCATTGGGGTAAAAAGTTGAACGAAACCATTATCCGTGTTCACTACAAGATTGGTGAGCTTGGTTTTGAGCATGTTCACAGCTTTGGACCAGATGACAACACCACCCGCGACGAAAAGCGTGACAACGTGTTTGAAACCATGGTCCACAAGGCACTGTTTGACAGCAAGACTGCAACCAAGCAGGGTCTTGCAGAAGAAACCAGCAATGAGAAAACCACCAAGGAGTACCCAGCACCCGAAGTAAGTGCTGAAGAGCCAGAAGGTTCTGTTGGTGAAATTCCAGAGCGTGAGCCAGGTGTGACTCCAGAAGAAGAAGTAGACGAAGAGCACCAGGACGAGGATGATTCCACAAAGAAAAGCATCATCGACGCTATAAAGTCTCTGAACAAAGACTAAACGGTATAATCCTGGAGAAGGTATCCCAAAAAGGTCTTCTCCAGGATTACCAAGTACCAGATGTTCACAGTCGTATCACGCCCACTACATCTTCTTGATTACATAGTAGCTCTCCAGTGGCTCAAAGATCGAGCACAAAACATAGATCTGATAGAAGATCCACACCTAAGAGGATTTATCCTTAAAGGATCTTTTGATAGTAAGTCGGATGCCATATTTTGGATGGTCAAGTGGGGTTAGAAGGATGAAGCCGGTATCAATAGTTCAGGATCGATCAATGAGTGTGCCAGTAGGCCACAAAGTTGTTACTGGCTACGTGGACTGCTGGAAAGTCATACTATCGTGTAGAGCCCCAATGAGCGTGGGTGATGTAAGTGCGGCCCACAACAAACTTCTACAAATGGGTGGTGAACAACCTTGGCCTTGTCCAAATGGGGTATGGAAAGACGATGTATTCCATATCCATGATGGGCGACACCAGTATATTGCCAGCTTGATGCTTGGAATGAGCCACATTTTGGTTGCATGGATTGAACCTGCTTAAAAACACAAGAATAAAATAAAGAACGGAGAAGAAACATGGCATTCAAACCTGGTAATAGTGGACGACCCAAGGGATCTGCCAACAAACTCACACTCAAGATGAAGGAGTGGGCTGATAAGTTTGGTGAACAGTGGGTTGAAGAAGTATGGAACTTGGCTCTCACGGCTGAGAAGCAATCTGATCGACTAACGGCACTGACTCTGCTGGGTAAGAAAGTCCTCCCCGACCTAAAAGCAGTGGAACATTCTGGCGAAGTTGATACCAATGTCACACAGAAGAGTGTTGATCTTAGTGACTTGAGCACCGATGAGTTGCTAGTGATTCAAAAGGTCCTAAACTCGAGGAAATAATGAGTCAACCCTATTTCTATATCATCGGCTGGCGCAAATTGAACACCTGGTATGCAGGTGTTCGCTACGCTAAGAATTGTTGTCCATCTGATTTATGGGTGAAATATTTCACCAGCTCAACCAGAGTTAAGAAGTTTGCTGAAGAGAATGGTAGTCCTGATTATATCAGCACAAAGATTGTTGGGACTGCCCAAGAAACCATTGATTTTGAATTAGACTTTATTCGCAAAATCTTGGGTAAAGAAGGTTGGCTAAACAGATGTGCGGGTAGCCGATATTTGGTAGATGCTGAGTCCATAGCAAAGCGAACAGAATCTCGCAAAGGATGGAAACCCGCTCCATTATCGGCTGACTCAAAGAAGAAGATCAGTGAAACACTAAAAGCCAATCATCCTCGTTCATGGTCAGGTAGAAAACATTCAGAAAGCTCAATAGCTTTGATGAAAGAAAAACAAAAGGCTGCTGCTCAAAGACGTTCAGAAGCTGGTTACAAACAAAGTGTCGAGCGAATCTCCCAGCGTGTTCAAAAGAATACTGGAAAGAAGCGATCACCTGAACAGCTAGAGAGAATGAAGGCTGCTCAACAGGCTAGAAGGCAAAAGGAACAAAATGGACTTTGAAGGTATTGATTTAGACTGGCTTGGTTTGGAAGTAGAACGCCAGCTTTGTGCCAAGTCGTTCTCCTATTTTGTGAGCAAAGCATGGTCCGAGATTGATCCTACTCCGTTCAAGCCCAACTGGCATATCGATGTTATTTGTCAACACCTTGAAGCCGTAAGTCGAGGTGAAATTACTCGTCTGGCTATCTGTATCCCTCCTGGCCATGGAAAATCACTTCTGGTATCAGTTCTATTTCCAGCATGGGAATGGGGACCAGGCGGCAAACCACACATGAGTTATCTATCCACCTCGCACAGTCAGGATTTTAGTAGTCGCGATACTCGTCGTGCTCGTGATCTTATCCAGAGTGAATGGTATCAGCGACTATGGCCCATTGACTTTAAGCCAGACCAAGATTCCAAAACTTATTATATCAACTCTCACATGGGTCAGCGACAGGCCAAAGCGTTTGGCTCACTCACTGGTGCTCGTGGCCATCGCCTACTCATTGACGATCCCATTAGCGCCAACGACGCCCTGAGTGAAGCTGCCAGGGAATCTGTAAAAACAATTACGCTGGAGTCTGTTCCTACTCGTCTCAACAACGTGGAAACCGATGCCATTATCGTTATCGCACAGCGTCTCCACCATGAAGATATTATTGGCGTTCTGGAAGAAGCTGATATTGGTTATGAAATTCTAAGTATTCCTTCAGAATACCAAGGCGAAGAATACTTTAAGACCAGTTTGAACATTCGTGATCCCCGTGCCGACAGCGGCGAGAAACTAATCTTTCCAACATACCAAAACCAAGACACTATGAACAAATTCAAGAAGAGTCTTGGTCCATATGGTTTTGCTTCTCAATTCCTTCAGATGCCCAGTCCACGAACCAACGGCTTCTTTGAGCGTGATTGGTTCAAACTCTACAGTCACAATGAACGTCCACCAATTGAAGAGATGAACGTGTATCTTACGTCGGATCATGCACCAAGTGGTAATGGTGATAACAACGTGATCAGAGTATGGGGTATTGATACCCGCCACCATTATTGGCTACTTGATAGCTATGTGGATAAAAGTACCATGGATGTTGCCATGGGATACAAAGCCAGTGAGCATGGAGGCTTTGAACTGTTGGATACTGGTGCGTTTCCGTTGATCAAGAAGTGGAAGCCGCTTTACTGGTTTCCAGAGAATGATCCAACCTGGAAGGCAATCGCCCCACAGGTAAACATGGTGATGCGCCAGCTCAGACTCTACACCAACATCAAACCACTGGCTCTCGCTGGGCAAGGAAACAAGGAAGTAAAGGCTCAAGCATACCAAGGTAACGCCCGTCAAGGTTTTATCCACCTGCCCAACAATGCCGAGACCCAAGACACGTTGGCCGAATACATGGTATTTCCCAAAGGAAAGCATGATGACCGAGTGGACGCTGATGCCAATATTTGTCGAGCTGAAGGGTTGTTTCCTGGTGTGATCCATCCTCCAGTTTATAAACCAGTCCAGAACAAGGATTACCGCCCCATAAACTACGTGGACAACACTAACGAGGGTTATATCTAAGAGTCCACTAAGTAATGGATAAAATGGAGAAGCGGATATGACCACTGATGAAGAGCGGGATCTGCTCACTGCCAAGATAGCGCAACTAGATGCTGCAGTCTTGGAGATGACCAATTACAGATCTGAATTACAAGTTATCTTGGACAATCTAGGTGTTATCGATGAAGATGATGACGTGGATGATAACGATGGTCCAGGTAGCAATTGAAGCGGAGAATTTTACACCATGAAGAATATCACTCGCGAAGGTCCAGTTACAGTTACTGTGGAACCCTGTCGCAATCGTATCCAGTTTTCTTATGTGGAAGGTGAGCAAGGTCTCAAAGAGATGGCCAAAGACTACCTCCAGACTGTGAAGATCCAGCTGGCTTTGGCTGGAGTGGATGCCAAGGTACGAAACAAGTTCTATCGATCCAAGTTCGTAACTATCATGGTCTTCAACAGTATTGAAGACCAAAACGTCTTTAATACCAGTATGTGAAACCACTTTACTAAGTAATAAAACAAAATGGAGCACTGACCCGCTTCTCCACTTTCGCACTATGTGGATAAACTAGTGATGTAATCGGGCCTCGCTCTTACCCGTAAAACAGGAGATGTTGTTCGTGGCTATCCCACGTTAACCAGATACAGGTGATGAATATGTCTCAAAATGTTTTTGATAGTTTGTTTGATGATGATTCTTTGGAAGAGGAAAAAGTTCCAGAACAGACTCAGGAAACCACCGAAACAACCACTGAAGAAACCAGTGATCCAGTTGTTGAAGAGGTTACTGAAAAAGAACCCGTTGTTGAAGAAGTGCAGGCAGACGAAACGTCCAAAGACAATCGTACGCCGCGTGAAATTGCTCTGATCAATGATCTACGCATGGAGCGACTTGAAGCCAAACAGGCCCGAGAAGAAGCTCTCCGCCATGCTCGTGAAGCAGAACAATATCGCTTGCAATTTCAGCAGTGGGAAACTCAGCAAAAGCGTTTGCAAGAACAATTCCAGGCACCAACCCTCCAGGAAGACCCAGAAGCCTACTTCCATCAGCGTGAAGCCCAGCTTCAGCAGCAGATGATTCAGCACCAGATCCAGGTGGAATACTCCACTTTGGAAAGTCAACTGGGAGCAGAAAAGATGAAGGCAGCTTGGGACTGGGGCTCGCAGCGATTGACTACTGATCCAGTGTTTGGTCAGATCATTGACAGTCAGCCAAATCCTGTGCGCTTCCTTGTCCAGGAGTACGACAAGCATCAGAAGCTAGAGAATCTAAATGATCCAACCAAGTTTGCAGAACTGGTACGTCAGGAAGCAATGAAGATGGGTTATGTTCCACCCGCAACTACAACCACTCCAGTGGTTCAAACTGCGGCGCCAATCGTCAAGACGGCCCCCAAGGATCTTCCTGGAGCCAATCTTGCCGGTGAAGGTGGTGTTGGTTCTACCCAAGCAGTGGAAGAACCGGATTTTCTTGATGAACTGATCAACCGTCGAAGAAAGTAACAACATCGAGTTTTAACCAATGGGACAGAAGATCCCAAGTAATTGAGAGGAATACATCACAATGGCAAATACTGTTCTTGCAACTGGTCTTGGTCTTACCAAGTGGTCCAGTTCGTTTATCAAGGAAGCTGTCCGCTCTTCGGCATTCAAGCCTTACATGGGTGGTCCTGGTAGCTTCATCGTCGTTGATCGCGACAAGCTGAAGACCGGTGGCGAGCGCGTCCGCTTTGCCCACTTGCTCAAGCTTCGTGGTCCTGGTGTAACTGGTTGCGCTCGTCTAAAGGGCAACGAAGAAGCACTTGGTACTGACTTTGATGAAGTTAAGATCCAGTGGCACCGTAACGCCGTTCAGATCAGCAAGTGCCAGTCCAGCAGGACCGATCTTGACCTGATGGAAGGCGCACGCGACATGTTGGCTGAGAATGCTGGTGAAGTTTTGAAGAACGACATTGTTGACGCAATGCGCTCGTTCATTGTTGCTGGTACTGACGACTCGACTGCAGACACTGCGGTTCTAGCTTCGGCTGCTAACACTGCCCAGAAGAACGCTCACTTGACCAACAACGCGGATCGTACCGTGGTTGCTGGTGGTGCTGTGGTCTCTGGTGACTATGCTGCTACCGTGGCTGCAGCAACTGCGCCAATGAGCGCAAAGGTTGTTCGCAAGGCCAAGGACACCGCAATCCGTACCGCACTTGGTGCAAACTACGGTATCCGTCCTGTAAAGACTGATGACGAAGCTGGTCGTGACTGGTTCGTGATGTTTGTTGGTCTTGAGGGCTTTGAGCAGCTGGAAGTTGATCCAACCATCTACGCTGCCAACAAGGACGCACGTGAGCGCAATGTTGATACAAACCCCATCTTCCAGGGTGGCGATTTGATCTATAACGGCGTGATCATCCGTCAGGTTGCTGAACTTCCTTCGGGCGAAGCATACCTGGGTGGTCAGAACGGTATCAACCTCGCATGGGGTCAGGCAGTTCGTCCAACCAAGGACGTTGACGACTACGGCTTTGCTGTGGGCGTTGGTTACGAGGAGTTGAGAGGACAGAAGATTAGTTCGCTCAATGGTACGGCCACTGGCATCGTCCGCGTACTTTACAACGGCGCAGCTTAATCACTAACAGATTAACCCAGGGGAGTGATCCCCTGGGTTTTTCCATGATTACTTGACGTGTTTCCAGGAAGTTCCCTTAATCACGGCTGCGATAGATGATTGGTCCATGCCAAATTTATCGGCAATCTTTCTATAGGACCAATCGCCACCTCGAACATAGTTTGCTCTGATCCAGCGAACATCATCCTCGGTAAGAACAGCTTTGTGCTGATTCTCACCTTGATGAACGGGCCATTTGGGATTGACTGTTCCCAGTACCTTCATCGCATGGATGGTGTTCTGACTGTAGGAACATTCCTCGAGATTTTCCAAGCGGTTGTTCCACTTGACACCATCTATATGGTTCACAACTCGACCATCTGGAATTGCTCCACAAAATGACTGTAGAACTAACTTGTGAACACTCACTCTTCCATGTTCTACACCATTCAGATAAAGACCAGCCGAAACGTAGCCTTTGCCAACCCCCGAAAGATACATCATATCTCCAGGATTCTTATATCTGGATTTGACTTTGGATCGAACACGCCCTTGATCACTAACTTCATAGTCTGGGTAGCCATAGGCGGTAACCCACTTTTCATCATCACTCAACGCTGATTCTCCTCATTTGTAGTTGATAAGCACCACTTAGTGAAGACCATTCAACTCTGTCATTATTCAAGAACAGGTCACCAAAGAGCATCACTACGAGTAATATCAACCAAAACTAACACAACTAGCGCTTTGATCCCACAAACATCAGGAAGAAGCTTCTCAGCTAGACCTGAATACTAAGTAAGGCGACTATAGGAGGATTATATCATGCCCACCGCTCGTAATGTCATCAACACAGCTTTGCGTCGACTACAGGTGCTCGGTGCTGGTGAATCTGCTACTGATCAAGAATATGCCGACTATCTCCCAGTTCTATCTGGAATGTACCGCAACTGGATCAATGCTGGCCTTGCTGGTCGACTACCCGACGTGGTAGTCTATGATGAGCATGTTGCCACTCCAGGTACCCACATTCTGCGGATGGGTCAGTTTGCCAAAGAAATACTCTTACCTGAAGTTGTCAGCTATGATGCTCGTATCGCCCACGAATATGGCTACCAAATGTGCGCAGCTTCCAATCCAAACCCATCCGATCAGAATACAACCACAAGTGGTGGTGCCCGGTATGAAGTAATCACACCACATGATCTTGCTGTAATTGCAATCAGTGATCAAACAAGTGGTAAAACTGCTCGCTTTATGTATGATGGTCAGAACAAGTTGTGGTGCCCCATCGACGATATTGGTCTTGATTACGACGTTCCTTTTGCCGATCGTGATCCTGATGGTTTCATTGCTTGCCTCCAGTTCCTACTAGCGGATGAAAATGGTAAAGAACCCAGTCAGATGTGTATGATACTAAAGCGCAACTTCATGAGTGCTCTAGCTAACAAGTCCAGTTCAATGGATCGCATTGTTCCATCCACATTTCTATAAGGAGATAAACGATGCCTTCTATCGCTCTTGGCGTTGGTTCATTCAAACGAAATGACGGAATCACACCTGAAGTAGAACTGGTGAATTGGTTCCTCGAACCTGATCCATCCAGTAAAACCATTTCGCGTATTCAACGTCCAGGACTTGAACACCGCGTTTATCTACCCGGTCCAATCAATGGACTTTACCAGCAAGATGGTATCTTTGGTGGATCACTTTTCTCTGTTTCCAACAACCAACTCTATACCGTAGACGTTGGTACTGGTAATTTCACACCACGAGTACAGATAACTGAAAGTGGTTTAACCAAGTTCGCTGCTGCCAAGACTGCTGTTGATTTACTGCTCATGGTAACCAGTGATGGCTTGAAGTTGTGGAATGGTTCAAATCTACTGGCTATCGCAATGCCCAACAATGAAACAGTCGTGGATATTGAAAGCTTGAACAGCTACTTTATCATCGCGTGCTCTAATGGCCGTTTCTATTGGATGGAACCTGGAGAAACAACCATTGATCCACTGAACTACGCAACTGCTGAAAGTAACCCAGATGGTCTGATTGCCGTTTACCGCCGGGGTGACGAGCTTCGCTTTTATGGAACAACCAGTATTGAAGTGTGGAGCGCCACCGGTGATCAAGATACCACCTTCCGTCGCCAGGAAGGTCGTAACTTTGACCGTGGTCTTCTAAGTCGAGATACCATCTGTGATTTTGATAATACGCTGGTATGGGTTGGTGACGACGGTATTGTTTATCTAGAGAGCGAAAGTCCACTTCGTATCAGCGACTACGGCATCGAAGAGCGTATTCGCAATGCCACTGGACCACTGAGTGCATTCACGTATTCACTAGAGGGTCACTTGATGTATGTTCTCCGTATCCCAGGCGAAGGTACATTCTGCTTTGATGCTGGTACAAAGATCTGGTGCCAGTACAAGAGCAAGAACGCCATTCACTGGCAACCGCAAGTGGGTCTCAAAATGGGTGAAGATATTGTTCTTGGTAGCTCTGATAGTGGTCAAGTATTCGTCCTAAACCGCACCAAGTTCAGCGATGACTTGGTTGTGATTGAAAACAATGATGATGGAACAACCAACGAAACCATCCAAACACTATTCATCGAGCGAAAAACAACTGGTAGTATCGTGTTTGCCAATAGCAGACCTATCACCAACGCTAACTTTTCTGTGAGTGCTGGTTCATCCACCGAGTGTGTTCTAAAAATTCGCTGGAAGGATGGTAACAAGGACTGGACTCCATACCGAGAGGTAACACTTGAACAGGGTCAGAACGTCAAGGCCATCTATCGCTGTGGTAGTGCCAATCAGCCCATTCGAACAGTGGAGATTCTAGTTGAGGATGATGCCAACGTGGTTCTCTGGGACCTAAGCTTTGGCGATGCATTCCGCCGCTGATAGGAGACACTCATGGCACTCAATACGATTACCAATAACTCACCGATTGCTAACGCGCGTGGTCTTCCAACTGGTACTTTCATCAACTATTTCAATGATCTGGTGCGAGCAGTCAATGGAAGCGGGGTAGATAATTCCGGTCTACAGATACAGATTGATCGTTTGAAGGAGTTAGTGGCCGCCCTAGAGCTAGGTCATACTGATGATCGAGTGGATCAGTTGGTAAACCAGATGGATTATGTTCTGGATTATCTGAATACACTGACGCAAAATCAGAACAATCAAGCGGATTACTTTGCTGATGTTATCAATCTGAAAACGTCAGTGGTGATCATGCGCGCTGAACTGTATGCTTTTGAAGGCTTTGTTATTCACACTCGTGGTGAAATTAGTAGATTAAAGACTCGCACAACTCAGAATGAAACAGAACTTGAAGACCATGAAACTCGAATCACCAATCTAGAAGCTGGTAGTGGTTCACTAAGTACGCTATACGGTCCTCTTGTTACTGGTGCTTACTTGATGATTAACGAAGTGGCGCAACCACGTTGGATTATTACCAGTGATGGTAGCCCAGTTTATGGAAGGATTAGATAATGGCCGGTTTTCTTGAAGACTATCTAGCTTTTGGTTTGGAAAGTGAGAAACCGTCCACACCTGATACTTTGGCAGATGCTCTTGCATTGTATCTATCCACAGATACAAACAAGCTCTATTATTTCAATTATATCACCAGTTCTTGGATCGTCGCCCAAGGTAATGTTGGCCCAGCAGGTCCTGCTGGAGCCAATGGCACGGACGGTGTTAGTGTTTCAAGTGCGACAGTAAATACTGGTGGGCACTTAATAATTACACTTTCCAACGGCTCTACCATTGATGCTGGTGTGGTAAAAGGAGACAAAGGTGATACAGGTGCAACTGGAGCTACTGGTCCCACCGGAGCCACCGGACCCAAAGGCGATGCTAGAACTGCTGGTATAGCAAGTGCTTCTGGTTCTGGCGGTAATAGGTCCGTCAACTGGGATATTTTCAAAAGTCTTACCATTATACTCGATGCCAATGTCACCATTACTCACACCGGAGGTATTGATGGTGATTCCATGATAGTAAATATTCTATATACTGGAACCACTCCTTACACCATTACTTGGGCTAATATCAGTTTTGGCACCACATATACTACTATGACGTATAGTTCACCAGTAGCTGGACGAACCGACAAGTATCTTTTCACCAAGCAAGGTTCTACTTCGTATGATGGTGCGGCCGCAGTGTTGAAGTATTGTGCCATGGCTCAGAGTCTTGGATTCTAATCAAGGAATAACTTATGACAACCTACTATGTGGATCTAATCAACGGCAATGATGCCAATGCTGGAACCAGCTGGGCCACGGCTAAAGCTTCTCCCAGCGGATTCACTTCTGCTGTTGGTGGTGATCTGATCAAGATTGCCAAGACTCCAGACTTTGCTAGTACAGGTGTTACGGTTTCAGCTGTTAAGCCAACAGGCCAGAGTAAGAGTGTTGGTGGTACCTATACCACAACTGTTGGTAATCCAGTACGTATTTCCAGCACGGCTCATGGTCTGAGCACTGGTGATAACGTGGTTTACAACTCCTCTATCACTGCAGGCGGTGTTCCTCTTTCCGGCTGGTATGTGGTGACTGTTATTGACGCTAATACCTATACGCTGAATGGAACAGTGGCCACCTCCGCGGTAACAACACCCAGTGCCATCGGAGCTACCACGTTGTTTGATGGTCGTTATCAAGGATTCAAGTCGTCCAGCCCCAGCTGGAAGCTGATAGACCATGGTGAAAGTGGTTGGGCAAATGGCAGTCTGACGCCGCAACGCAACAATTCCAGTATGAATAATATCGTCGGCTATTTCAATCTTAGCATTACGACTACTACTGCAAATGCCACACCCGGAACCAAGCTTTGTTACAAAGACTTGGGTTCAACTGGACTGGATCTGAGCACTTTCAGCCGTATTGGATTCAACTTTGGTTGTTCAGTAACACCAACGGCCAATAGTCTAAGCGTGGCTCTTTGCTCTGACCAAGCAGGTGCGACTCCTCTAGTGACATTACCACTGGTAGCATATCTCTCTTCGGTAACCCAGGGCCGCGCGTTTCAGCTAATTGAGTTTGGTACCACGGTAAGCACTCCAGTAAAGAGTATCGCTATCTACTCTGGAACGTCCACTCCTACTGCTGGTTCTTATTATTTCAACAACTTTGTAGCTCTCAAAGGTACCAATGCCATTGATTCGGCAACTTTGGATCATCGCAGCATCATCACGATGAGTGGAGGTAGTGGTGCTTCCTATAGTGTCGCAGGCTTCACTGAAAGCATGATACTGGTTGCTACCAATGGTTCCACCAATGCTGTAAATCCAGCAGTCAATGAACCTACCGGCTCTTACACAATTCAGGTTCGTAAAGGCGTAACATACAACGCGATCAGTAGCACCGCTGTTTTCAGCTTGGCGCGATCCGGCGCAGTTGGTGCCAATTTGGTATTTGAGGGCGGTTACGATCCTACTTCTGATACCCGCACTGGACAGACCTTTTCAGACAGTCGCAGTGGTATTGGTAACGGTATCAACGTACCATCAACTTCCCCTTACCAGGAGTTTCGCAATCTTGGTTTCAATCGAGTGGGCTTTGGTATCCAGTCTAATGGTAGTGGAGTGAGTGGTAGCAATCTTGATTCGTTCAGGTCGGCGTGTGCTCATTCTGGTCTCGGTAGTACCGTAAATCAGGTGTTGCAGTTCAACAACTATAATAACATCACTTCAAGTACCTTCTGGGACGCCCACTATTTTACTATCGCTAATATGATTGGATGTTCTGGTCCTACATTTTCTGGACAGAGGAATATA